GGGCGGCGTTGATGGCGGTCCGCAACGCGCAGAGTCTCGACGAGCTCCTCGCCCCGTTCGCGAACCGGCCCACCGTTGACCTGTCGCCGATCGCGCCGTTGTGGCGATGAACACGACGTTGCTGATTGCCGTTGCCGCGCTCGTCGTTGCCGTGGTCGCTCTCGTCGTCGTCCTGGACTGATCCGCCGGTCCTGTCACACCCTCGGTGTACGATCCCGGCCGGATAGCGAAGTCGCGGCCCGCACGGCCCGCGCCCCCCACGACGAGCCACACCCCGACGGGGGTCCCGGCGGTGCGGTGAGGCGCACCCGACGCACCCGCGTGAACAAGCCAGGTTCCACCGTTCACGTACCAGGGGAGCACCCGGGATGATTCAATACCTGAAGCAACTGACCGCCGAACGCGACTCGCTCACGACCGCCGCGACGGAGTTGACGAACAAGGCGACCGGCGAGGACCGCGACGTGACCGACACCGAGAAGGCGTCGCTGTCGTCGTGGGCGGAGCGGTGCGCCGTCATCGACGCCCAACTCGCCGAGTACTCGGCGCAGGCCGAGTCGCAGCGGGCCTACGCCCGGCTGCGCGCCCAGCTCGACTCGGCACCCGACGACGAACCGCCGACGCCGCGCAGCACCGCTCTGGAGACGCGGGGCTGGGGGGACATGTTCATCGAGTCCGCCGAGTTCCGTGCCTACAGCGGGGCGGGGACGTCGCAGCGGGCCACGCTGCCCGGCCTGTTCGAGACTCGTGCGGAGATCACGTCGGGCGGGTACACGGCGACCGATCCGTACCGGTTCTCCCCGACCGCCTACTCCTACGCGACGCCGCTCATGTCCGTCGTCGGTCACATCACGACCGGTTCGAACGCAGTGGAGTGGGTGAAGTGGACGCCGAACCCTCAGGCGGCGGCGACCGTCGTCCCCGAAGGCACCGCCAAGCCGGAAGCGGCGATGACCGCGACTCCGGTGTCGGACACGCTGGACACGTACGCCCACTGGAAGGGCATCACCCGCCAAGCGTTGGAGGACATCCCCCAGATTCGCAGCATCGTCGAGAACCGGCTGCGGCAGGGCATCATGGTCGCCCTCGAAACGGCGGTCGGTGCGGCGCTCGTCGCCGAGACGTTGACCGCTGTCACCGGCGCCGGTGACCTCCTCGCCGGGATCCGCAACGGGGTCGCCACCGTCCAGGCCGCCGGCTACTCCAACCCGAACGCCGTGCTCCTCAACCCGGCCGACTTCGCCGCGCTCGACATCAGCGTGATGCGAGAAACGAACGTCGGACCGCAGACCGGGACGGGGTTCTGGGGGATGCGCGCCATCGCCGTTCCCAGCCTCGCGGTGGGCACCGCCTACGTCGGCGACTTCCAGGCCGGCGTGCAGATCTTCGACCGGGGCAGCACGACCGTGTACCTGACCGACAGCCATGCGGACTACTTCGTGAAGAACATCGTGCTCCTCCTCGCCGAGATCCGGGCTCTCATCGCGGTGACCGAACCGGCGGCGATCGCCGAAGTGACCGCCGGGACCGCGCCCGTCGCCACTACCGCAGCAGCCCGGTAGAACCCTGATGCCGGCCACCGTCGACGCGCTCCGCACCTACCTCGGGTTGGACCCGGCGTCCACCGTCGACGAGGCAGCGATGACGGCGGCGGTGGACGCAGCGAACGACCTGGTCGACCAGTTCCGGCCGGACCTGACACGCGACGCTGACGGTGTCGCGTTGACGGTCTGGCCGGCTCGGGTCGACCAGGCCGCGGTCATCGAAGGTGCCCGGCTCTACGGGCGGCGCGGTTCCGTGCAGGGCATCGCCGCGTTCGCCGATATCGGCGTGTCCCTCATTCCTCGCCTCGATCCCGAGGTGCGTTCCCTCCTCGAGCTCGGCGAGTACCAGAAGTCGGTGACGGCGTGAGCGCCACCCCCGGCTACGACGCCGGGATCGTCATCGTCGAGAAGTTGCGAGCGGCGGGGATCACAGCGACGAACGATCCCCGCTCCGCGACCCCGCCCTGCGTGCTGGTCACACCACCGAACAAGGAACGCGACGTGGGTTGCGGGTTCACGGCGTCATGGCAGATGTTCATCCTGTCGCCCGGGACCGGTAACGCCGACGCCTGGCTCGCCCTCGACCGCCTGGACGAGGCCGTCGCCGCCGTCCTCCCCGCCCGACGATCGACGTTCATCGCTTACAACCTGTCCGCCGACAATCCATCACTGCCCGCGTACCGCGTCGAATTCGACGAAGGAGTCTGAACTATGGCGATCACCGAATCACGGCTGAAGGACGGCGTGCTGTCGCTCGGCACCGCGCCCGGTCTGGACATCTCGTGCCAGGTGACGAACGTGCGCATCAACAGCTCGTACGACGACGACGGCGACAGCGTGGAGACGTTGTGCGGCGACCAGATCAAAGCGGGCCGGAAGCTCGGCAGCCGCGCCTTGGCCGGAACGTTCATCCAGGACTGGACGGCCGATGAAGCGGTCCAGATCACCGACTACGTGTGGCTCCACGATCTGGAGATCGTGCCGTTCACGTACACGCCGAACACGGCCGGTCCGACGATCACCGGCAGCCTCCAGTTGGAGGTGCCGGCCGAGACGTACGGCGGCGACGTGAACACCCGCATCACCAGCGATTTCGAGTGGGGGATCATCGGCGACGTGACCCGCACCCCGCCCGTCGTGACGATGGCCGCGGCAGGCTCGGAGACGTGACCGAAACCGGGATCAAGGTCGAAGGGTTGGCCCGCCTGGCTCGCACCATGAAACGGGCCGGGCAGGACGTGACCGAGCTGAAGGACGCCCACACGAGAGCGGCGGACACCGTCGCCGCCCGGGCCCGCGAGCTCGCACCCCGCCGCTCGGGCAACCTTGCCAACTCGATCCGCTCCGCCAAGCAGGCCGGCCGGGCGCGGGTCATGGCCGGCAACGCGAAGGTGCCGTACGCCGCGCCCATCCACTGGGGGTGGCCGTCGCGGCGTATCGGCGCCCAGCCGTTCCTGTCGTTGGCCGCTCAGGACACCGAGTCGCAGTGGATGCGCCAGTACGTGACCGACGTTCAGGCGGCGCTCGACAAGGTGAAGGGGGTCTGATGGCGTGGCAACGGATGCGGGTCCTGTTGAAAGGCGAGGACCCGGTGGATGTGCAGACCAACGCGTGGGACTGGGCGGACGTCGAACTGACCCCCGGCGAAGGCGTCAAAGGGTTGCGGTTGACGTTCCAGGTCGCGCATCACGCCCTCGTCAGGACGGGGGTGGACGGCGTGCCCCGCGACTTCGACGGGTTCATGGAAGTGCTCGACGGGATCCCCGAAACGTTGGACGACGACTCGCCCGATCTGCTGGACCCTACCCAGCCGGATCGTTAGGCCGGACCGCGGTGGTCGTCGCCATCCGCACCGGAGTCGGCCCTGACGTCTGGCTGGCCGACACCCGGGCCCTGACCACCGCGGTGGACATCCTCAACGAACAGGACCGCCGTGAGCGGTCCGCCCGGAGACGCTGATGGCCAGCACCGCCATCCTCAAGGTCGACATCATCGCCGATGCCACGAAGGCGTTGGCGGCGTTCGACAAGGTCAACGGCAAGGCGACGTCGACCGGCTCGAAGCTGGGCGGGATGGGCAAGACGATGGCCACGGCGTTCGGCACGGCCGCCGTCATCGGGTTCGGCAAAGCATCCTTCAGCGCCGCGGAGGAAGCCGCCGTCGCAGGGGCGAAGCTCGAGCAGGTGTTCTCCAGCATGGGTGACACGACGGGCGACGCCGCCAAAGCAGCGGAGGATTACGCGTCGGCGTTGTCCGCGAAGATCGCCGTGGACGACGAAGCGATCATGGCCGGCCAGACGTTGCTGGCCACGTTCTCCAACGTGTCGAACGAGGCGGCCCGCTCGGCTGGGATCTTCGACCGGGCCACCGCGGCCGGCGCCGACCTCGCGGCAGCCGGGTTCGGCTCGATCGACGCCAACGCCAAGATGCTCGGCAAGGCGCTTCAGGACCCGGTGAAAGGTCTGACGGCCCTGTCGAAGTCGGGGGTGACGTTCACGAAACAGCAGAAGGATCAGATCAAAGCGATGACCGAAGCGGGCGACGTGCTGGGCGCCCAGAAGATCATCCTCGGCGAAGTCGAGAAACAGGTGGGCGGCACCGCTGCGGCGTCCGCGACGGCGACGGGGAAGATGTCCGTCAAGTTCGGCGAGCTGCAGGAACAGATCGGCGGCAAGTTGCTGCCCGTCGTCAACTCCATCGTCACCGTGTTCAGCAAGTACATGGGCCTCCTCATCCCGCTGGGTGCCACGATCCTCGGCGTGGTCGTCGCGGTGAAGGCGTACCAGGCGGCGACGACGGCGGTGAAGGTGGCGCAGGAAGCGTGGAACGCCGTCCAGGTCGTGTTCAACGTGATCATGGCCGCCAACCCGATCATGCTCGTCGTGATCGCCATCGCCGCCCTCGTGGCCGCCGTCATCCTCGCCTACACGAAGGTGGGCTGGTTCCGGGCCGGGGTCGACAAAGCCATGAAGGGTGTCGTCGTCGCCTTCGGTTGGGTGATGGACGCCGCCAAAGCCGTGTTCAACTGGTTGCGACAGAACTGGCCGTTGCTGCTGGCCATCATCACCGGCCCCATCGGGCTGGCCGTGCTCGCCATCTCCCGCAATTGGGACACGATCAAGGCGGGCGCGTCGGCGGTGTACACGTGGGTGCGGGACAAATTCCGCGCCCTCGGGGACGCCATCAACACCGCCCTCGGCTGGATCTCGCAGACGTCGGGCGCGGTGGCGGACGCCATCCGCAAACCGATCCAGGCGGCGACGGACGTCTACAACTGGGTGCGGGACAAGTTCAACGCCCTCGTCAACCTGCTGAACGGTCTGGTGCAACGCATCCGCGGGGCGGCGGGCAACGTCGGCAACGCCATCAAAGCGCCCATCAACGCGTTCATCCGCGGCTGGAACGCGTTGCGGATCCCGGAGTGGACGATCGGCCGCGTCGAGATCTTCGGGCGCGGGTTCGGTCCGTACACGTTGGGCGGGTGGAACATCCCGGACCTGCCCACCCTGGCCCGCGGTGGCAGCGTCCTCCGTACCGGCATGGCCGTCGTCCACGAAGGCGAGCAGTTCTCCGGTGTGGGCCGCCGGTTCGGGACGAACGTCACGATCAACGTGAACACGACCGGCCTCGGTGCCGACTCGCCTGACATTCAGCGGGCCGTGATGAACGCCCTGCGGGGTTACGCGTCGCGCAACGGCGCCCTGGACCTCCCCGTCCGGGGTGTCTGATGCCGTGGCTGCCCGGCCAGCCGTGGCCTTCCGGTACGGCGGGCGGCGCCGCCTCGCCCTACTGGGGTGGGTACGTGCGGCTGTGGGTGCGAGCTGCGATCGCGGCGGGCGACGCCTTCCACATGGGCAAGCATCCCCTCGACCGATTGGACGCCGGCAACGTCATGGGCGGCGCCGGCCCGGTCGGCCGGGCCGGCGTCATCGACCGCCTGTGGATCGACCTGTCCTGCGACGTGACCGACGTCGGCATCTCCGGCGGCGCGTCGGCGGCGCAGGGCATCTTCTCCAAGAGCGACGCCGGCACCGTGACCGTGACGATCGCCGACCCGACCGGCATCTACGATCCGCTGAACCCGGCGGGTCCGTTCTCTTACGGCGGCCGCTCACGTCTCGTGCCGGGCGTGCCGGTCGAGGTGTTCGCCGAAGTCGTTGACGGGCTCGCCGGGACGTGGACCCGCCACGACCTCTTCACGGGGACCGCTGACAGTTGGGCGCAGGACTGGACGCCGCACCCGTGGGATCGCCAGACGATCCTCGTCGCGACGGACGCCACGAAGACGTTCGCCAGGTTCAACCGGCCCGAGACGTCCCCGGTCGGCGCAGGCGAGACCGTGACCGCTCGCATCCACCGCATCGTGAACTACTTCGGCTGGACCGACGGGGCGGTCCTGGACCCGCCTGGGGGTTCCACGGTGACGTTGCTCGCCACGACGCTCGCACAGTCCGCGTGGGAGCTGCTGAACCGGGCCACCGACGACGAGCTCGGTTACATCTACCTCACCCCGTCAGGTGATCTGCGCTGGCTGAACCGGGCGACGTGGTCGACGCCGGTGGCGCCGCATGTCACGCTCGGCTGCGACGTCGGCCACGACGTCCTCCTCGACGCCACCCCGTCCGCCCTGGACCGTCAGATGCGCAACGCCGTCTACGCGGCGCGTGTCGGCGGGACGTCACGCTCGGCGATCTCGACGTCGTCGATCGACCGGTACGGCAGGTATGACTACCAGCGGACCGACCTGGGCCTGGCCGACGACGCTCAGGCCGGGCAGTGGGCGGCGGCGGTGCTCGAGCTGTACGCCTTCCCGCAGATCACTCTCGGGGATGTCACGTTCCGCCCCTCGATCGCCGACCAGTCGTGGGAGGTGTACGACGAGACGCTCGACGTGGCCATGATCTCCGACATCGTGCGCATCGTCTGGGCGCCGCCCGACCTCGCTGCTGCGGCCACGGTGGACAACCTGTCCCGCGTCGTCGGCTACTCCCACACGATCAGCCGCCAGGCGTGGGAGGTCCGCTGGCAGCTCGTCGCCGCGAACGCCATGCAGTTCGCCGGGGTCGAGTTCACGATGGGTCCATCCGCCCGCAGCCAGCTCGACGCGGGCAACGTTCTCGCGTTCGTCTAGGGAGGTCCGGTCGTGCCGCAGAAGACATGGGTCATCGGTGAGGAGGTCCTGGCCGCCGACTTCAACAGCTACGTGCAGCAGCAGGTCGTGCCGCAGTTCGCGACGCCCGCCGCCCGCGACGCCGAGTGGACCGCCCCGCCCAACGGGGCGATGTGCGCGACGGTCGACACGTACGCCGTGTGGCAGCGTCGGGCCGGTGCCTGGGTGCCGTACCAACCTGCCCAGGGCCGCGTCGGCTGTTCGCTGACCGTCACGAACCAGGCCATCGCCACCGCCACGACCGCGAACCTGATCTGGTCGGCCGAGGTGTACGACCCCGACAACTTCCACGCCCCCTCCGCGACGGTCATCCAGGTCCCCGCCGGCCTGGGCGGCATCTACCAGGTCTCCGTCCAGGTCGACGCCAACGGCACCCTCAACGGCATGAGCTCGGTCTCGGTGAACTGGACGGGCGGGCTGCCCATCGTGGCGGCCGTCCCCGCCGGGAACCGCTACATGGCCGTGTCGGGCGCCATCGAGGTCGCGGCCGGTGTCGGGTTCAACACGGCCGTCCTGAACGGCCACTCCGCGTCGGTCAACTTCTCGGCCCGGGTCAACGTGACCCGCCTCTCCGTCTGAGGTTCACCGGTCGTGGTGCTCGCGACCCCAGTCGCTCCAGTCCTTGTCGTCGCGCAGGGCGAAGACGATCAGGGCCGTGATGGTGATGACGGCGAAGAACCCGCAGATCCCCAGCACGATCCACTCGCCGCGGGTCACGCCGGAGCGGTGACGGTCCACCGGGCCGGGTGGTCCGCGGCGCGGGCGATGCGCCAGCCGGCGTCGAGGTCCATCTGACGCAGCACAGCG